CTATCACTCGTGCGTCCTTACATAGAGCGTAAAATGCCATTGCATTTGCATCAAGCACATGGCATTCATCTATCATGATGAAAGTGAAGTCTCTTAATAATTGCCGATTATGTGCGAAATAATGCAATGCATATCCACTTGTCATGATTGTTATTGGATCAGAACCAAATGTATTTAGCCCACGCATTGCAACAGTTGGACTCTTGAAGTGCGGTTTTCCTCGAATTTGGTCTGCAACATTTTCAGTTAATGGTCTTGTTGGTTCAATTATTAAAATCTTTCCTCGTTCTGACAGCAAGCTGGGTAAATATGTTGATTTTCCTGTTCCAACCCCACCTCGAATTATGAATTCTGTTGCTTCATTGCTGCTTGATATCAAAGAGACTACTTCAAGCGCTGATTCTCTTGTCATTTCCACAAGTTTTCCAACTGTTCGGTAATGCGGCAATGTTCTACCTTGCGTGATTTGAATTTCCCAAAATTTTTCAAAGGTTGTTGCTGTATGCGTCATGTGTGGAGTCTCTAATTCTTGTCTGTCGAATTCAACAACTTTCCTTCTTTCTTCTTTTACATCCATGATGTCATCCAAGCTCTGATGATGTACTGCATCCTGTCCTAGTGTTGAAAACACTCCTCGGAGTTTGTTGAGTATTGTATACAGTTTGTCGCTCTTATTTGCATCAAACACCATCATGAATAAGACTGATATTGCGAGTATTTTCTCTAACATTACGTTGTGCTCCTGTTTGGCTTGATGAGTGACCGGTGTTAATAGTAATGGTTTTGCACTTTTATATAAGTTTGGATTTTCCTTTTTGAGCCATGCTAGATATTTCGTAAATTCAGGATCCGAATAATCATTATTGCCCGTCTCTTTATCAAATTTTTGCATTGTTGTGACAATCATCTCATATATTAAGTCATTCTTTTCATTACAAATACGTAAGGCTTCGTATTGCTTCCTTTTTATAATTTTATTTGTTTTATAGAAGATTGTGAGCAAAACGCTAACTATAGAGAGCACTCCTAGAATTTTCCCAAAGTCCGGTGTCAGCATTGAAATGCCACGTATTGCTATTCGTGTTGCTCGTGAACGAATTGAGTCCATTACATGTAGTGATGCTTGTTTTGTCATGCCGCAACAATGTGTTACTCCATTCTGCATGATAATTAAAGGTTTTGAAATGCAGTTCTTCCAAGCAAGCTTTGAATCGAGACCTTTGGTTTCTCTGAAATATGCCCTTATACGTCCACAAATATTTATAGTACGCGTAGTGTAGCACACTTTTTCCAATAAACTCAGCTCTAAAAAGGAAGTACTTATAATGTCCATGTACAATTCTTCTTTTTTCCGTCGCATGTTTTCGTTTAATGTGCAAAATCCACCATGCACTAAATGTACATCTGCGTTATTGATTTCTACAATTCTCTGCATTGAATCTAGTGTTAATTTATGAGCAATTGCTTGTTCAGGTGTGTTAATGTGCATGTCACGATAGACTTCAATCAGTTGCGGATACACATTATATAATGTATTTAATTGATGCATGATTGTGTCTGATTTACGCTGCTTCCGTGCGAGTGATTCCATAATGCAACATGCGTTGAATAAATCAATGTTCGTGTCCATAAAATACTTGATCGCAAGTTGAAGTGATCCGCTCTCAAATAATTGTTTTAGAACCACAGGTGAGAGAACCCCAATTAGAATCAAGTAAGGATTTGTTTCCATTAGTTGTCTAAAACTGTCTTTCTTGAATGTTGCCCTGACAAGATGCTTGATGGTTGTTGCATTTAATTTATCCGTGCCTCCAACATTGTATTCTGCTAATTCACTTTTGATTTCATCAGACATGATTGGCAAAAGTTGGCGTATCGTGTTGGCCTTTAGTACATGATATCCAAATGATGATGAACCAAAGCTATCAACTACATGAATTGTTTTATGTTCATGATCAACTAGAATTTCAGGTAATTCAGCTTCCATTGCGCTTGGGTAATATAAAGTTATTAAACAGCATGCAGTAGCTACTCGTTTCAATGTTGGCCATGGCCCCAGCGCTGGTATTATTTTAGTGTTAACTAAATTTACATATCCCTGCGTGTAGTGTGATGGAATGTATAAGTACATAGCTATAAAGATGTGAATATAGCAATAGCCCTCCTTTGCCTCAACTAGTTGCCCATCCCATGCCTTTGGAAGATCTAGGAGCTGAAAATTTGTGCAATTTCCTACCGTGTACATTGTTGCATATGGGAATCTCACTTGTGAATAATATGGTTTCCCATCATCGTGTGTCACACAGCAGCATGTGTACACAAATTGATTGTCTCTCATGGAAATACATGTTTTGTCAATGTCAAATAATTCCACTCTTGTCCCCTGTACAGCTTTGCTAACCTCGTTCAATGTGTGTGGTACAAATAGTAAATTTGCACTTAACTTTCTAACTCCTCTGATGTGCTTTCTTTCAGTTGGTAGTGTATCTTTCGTGTATTGAACTTGCTTAAACCAATTTGTATATAGTGCTTGTGCATCCCTCTTTAAATTGTTTAAGTGTTGCGTGTAATCGCGACTCTCAGTGTAATTTCCGAAGTACCATGATTTCTTAGATGTTGGTGGTGCTTTATTTGTAAATGTGCTAAGATCTCCTCCTTTCGCTCTCATCTCGCGATTTTTCATGTAGCGTGCTATTTGAAGTAAATTCAAATGAGCTTCCTTCCATGCTGATTCATCCGTAAAATCAGGCTTGTCAAGTACTGCGAGTACTTTTAG